ATGAAAATGCCGTTGTTGGAAAGAGTGAAAGTAGGGTGCGCACGTTTGTGGCCGCACCCATTGGCGGTGGGCAAAAAAGAGATTTTGCTTTCCAGCGTGGGGGCCGGGCTGGGGCTGATGATTGCCGGCTGGATCAGCCATTTTGTTTTGGGCGAGGTGAACCTGTGGTTTATCGCCCCGATGGGCGCATCGGCCGTATTGCTGTTTGGCGTGCCGAATAGCCCGTTGGCGCAGCCCTGGTCGATCGTGGGCGGCAATATGTCGGCGGCGGCAGTGGGGGTCAGCACCAGTTTGCTGATTGCCGACCCGGGGCTGGCTTGCGGGGTGGCGGCCGCACTGGCGATTGGCTTGATGTTTAAGCTGCGCTGCCTGCACCCGCCCGGTGGCGCGGTGGCGCTGACCGCCATTCTCGGTGGCCCGGGTATTCATCAACTGGGCTATAGCTTTGTGCTGTACCCGGTGCTGTTGAACTCGGTGCTATTGGCGCTGCTGGCGATCGTCTTCAATAACCTGGCCGGGCGACGCTACCCGCACCCTTTGGCGCCGACCGAGGCGAAGACGGCTAATCTGCCGATTGATGCGGTGTCTATCACCCGCGCCGATCTGCACGAGGCGCTGATGCAGGGCGAACTGTTTGATATCGACGAGGACGATTTGCAGGAAATCCTGCTGCGTGCCGAACAGCTAGCGCATCAACGGCAGAGCGGTGGAAGCTGATCACGCGGGCGGATGGAAATAAAAAAGCCACCTTTAGGAAGGTGGCTTTTTTGGCTGTGAAAACAGCGAGATTTGGTGGCCCCTACTGGACTTGAACCAGTGACCAAGCGATTATGAGTAACTATCCCAACGCTGTAAAAACAATGATTTACGTTAATAAACAATGTGATGAGTTGTCATTTGTTGTCATGGATTGTCAGAGATGTTCATTTCTATCGCCATTTCACCGCCACTTCCATCTAGTGGATTTAGCCGTAGAGTTTCTTCTAAATGATCGGGGGCAAAGTGGGCGTAACGCATCGTCATTTTGATGTCAGTATGTCCTAAGACTCGCTGTAAAACGAGAATGTTGCCACCGTTCATCATGAAGTGTGATGCGAAAGTGTGCCGTAAAACGTGGGTCAATTGCCCTGCCGGTAATTCTATGCCGGTGCGTTCAAGTGCCGATCGAAAAGCACCGTAACAATCCGAGGTAAACAACAGGCTCTTAGCCTCGGGTAAGCCCTCATACAAATTGACACTGATTGGCACTGTACGGTTTTTGCGGCCTTTTGTTTTGGTGAAAGTGACTTTGTACTTGGTTACTTGGCTTTTCTTAAGTCCCTGAGCCTCAGACCAACGTGCGCCGGTAGCAAGGCAAATTTTTACTATGCAAAGTAATTCGTCATTGTGCTGGCATTCGCTGAGCAAGTGTTGAATTTGCTCGCGGGTAAGGAAAGCCATTTCGGTTTCTTCAGTTCGAAAAGGGCGTATGTTTTTAAGTGGGTTTTCGCCTTTCCATTCACCTAAACGGGTTAATTCATTAAATACTGCCCGGAAATATGCAAGTTCTAAATTTAGGGTGCGAGGTGATACCTCTTTTACCCTATTTGAGCGGGCATAATCTCCTTTGAGTCGTTTCTCTCGATACCGTGAAAACATCTGGGCGTCAAAGTCACGTGCCAACGGTTCGCCCATGCACTCAAAAGCGTGATGCATCGCCCCTTGCCGTCTAAGGCCATCTTTCAGCGTAATGCCGTGTGCGCTGAACCATGAATCAACTAGCATTTTTAATGTCCGGCGATCCTCTTTATCTTCAGTCCAGGGTGTTTGGACTGTGTATTGTTCAAATGCTAGCGCTTCGCCTTTGGTGGCAAACTTTTTACGTATGCGCTTACCGTTAGCTCCATTGGGATATAGTTCGCAGATCCAGCCACCACCGGGATTTTTACGGATGGCCATTAATTAGTCTCGCTATACGTCCCGATGACGCGTCCTAGAGTTGTGATATCACCAACAGTACATTCAAAAGGAACTTTACCCCCCGCAACGTGTAGCTTTTTAGCGGGCAGAACGGTTAACTCGCGGATGCTGATCGCACCTTCAATATCAACCAACCAAAGCCCGTCAGATAAAGAAGCTCCTTGTTCAACGAAATGTGTTTTTCCTTCACTGTGAACACATTGCACGTTAGTTAGGGGTTTTGAAAATAGCTTATGGTCAATACTCAAAACACCAGACTGATCTAGCTTCCCATCACTTAAAGTGAATGATGGGATGGTGGCTGGCACATCTGTAGCCACTTCACCCGAATAAACTGGCCCTTCACCTGTTGTCAGCCACTTAATATTAGCCCCCGTTTCAAGAGCACAATGCACGGCAAAATCATATGAAATGTTGCCGCGTTTGTAGCGGTTCTGCAGGGAGCTTGCAGCAATGTCAAAGTGCCTAGCTAGTTGAATTTTCTGCGAAAATCCATACACCTCACAGATTCGGTCTAGTAGCTCGTCATTATTAATTTTGGACTCAAATAGCATTAGTGGTCTTTTCCTTGTTGATAAATGCCAATTTTAGTATTAGCATTGCCAACATTAATGGTTGTTGATGACAATCGGTGACAATCCTAGAGCATCAGTGACAATCTTTGGCAAAGGATCATGCAATATGGCATCTGAAATTACAATCGTGAAAATCCCCAGTGAAAAGGTGTTTCCTAAAGAGTTCGCAGCGCTTGAGCGCGTTTCTATGTCCACCGTCCGCCGCTGGACTACAGGTAACAATCCCTGCTTACCAATTGAACCTCGTGTTATCCAACCCGGCCGCCAGCGTGCTAGCGGTTTGGTACGCATCCTTTATGCGCAGTGGAAGGAAAAACAGGTGCGTGAAGCATTGGGCCATTCCCGTTTTCAAATCGTTATTGGTTCGTAATTCACTTTAAGTGAATTCATGAGGGCAAAACATGTTTGATTACGCTGTTTCTAAACATCCCCACTTTGAGGAAGCCTGCCGCCAGTTTCCATCGCGTCACAATGTGACGATGCTAGCTAAACAGATCGGCATGAATGCACAGACGCTGCGCAATAAGTTGAGTCCGGGCCAGCCTCATCAACTCACGTGTGCGGAGTTGCTTGCGATTACCGACGCTACAGAAGATTCAAGCCTGCTTGATGCACTGTTGGCGCAGATCAACTGCATGCCGTCCGTGCCTGTCAACGAAGCCAGCGCCGGGAACATCCCAACGTATGCGCTACGGGTGACGGCTGCTGTTGGCAGCATTGCGGCCGCAGCGGTTCAAGGCGATCACAAAACTCTTATTCGTAAGAGTGCGCTGCTTGAAAGCGTCAACACGGCGATCCGCCATTTGTCTCTGATCGGTCTGACCGTTCAAAACCGTATCCAATCTACCCCGGCACTAGCCTCTACCGTTGATGTGATCAGCGGGTTGAGTGCAGTTGCTGGTTTAAGTTGAGGTGATTACTGTGCCTATCTCAATCGCTCCACTGCTGAAACAGCAAAGCCCATCGCGTCATTTTGAAAACGGCTTTATTGAACTGCCGGGTGGTAAACGCTGGCGGCCACGTCACGATCAGGCTGCATTGCTGCGCGGTCTGTCTACTGCAAAACCTGCGCAACTATTGCGCCGTATGTTCTGCCGTTAATTGGGGTTGATATGTTACTGGCAACGGATGACCAAAAAGCTATCGGCATTAAGCGCATTTCTCAGATTAAGCGTGATCTGTTCGCGCATAGAAAGAACGTGGCGCAAGAGGCTTTTGATAAGTCACCGGGGCATATCCGCAGAACTGTTTGTTTTCATGCTGGATTGAAAGAGCGGCATGTAAATATGAAATTTGCAGAAATGAGTTATTCAGAGCGTAAACAAATCGTGTGGGCGCTGAATGACCTGATTGATTTATCAAAAACTTTGCCGCGATTTATCAGTGATGATGATTGCGAATTAAACAGTAATTAACCGCATTACGTAATTATGGCGTTAACCCGCCGGGCATTGCTTTGCCTGAAATAAGGATTATCTATGAAACTTGAAACAACCAAAGATATTAAAGAGTTTTACGCACAGCCATTAGATGCCGTGTTGCTAAGTGTTCGTATTGATGAGCGTAAGAACCAAGCCGATCGCACCTCCGCCCGTTTGGTGCGTTTGGCTGCTCACATCACTAAGAACGGCTTAACGGTGATTGAGGCTGTAGAGCTGCTACGCCAAGAGGCTGAATCCATAGAGAACCAAGCGCAGGAGCTGCACTAATGGCTGACTTGATGGATTACGCACAAGAACAACAGGCGCAGGTGTTGGAGGCGCAGATCGCTAACGCCCGCAAATCTTCTGCACTGCCTTCTGCGTTCGTTTGTGAAGAATGTGATGCCCCGATTCCACCCGCCCGCCGTGAGGCTGTTCCCGGTGTTTATACCTGCGTGGATTGCCAGCATCTCCGCGAGGTGAAAGGTCATCTTTTTATTTTTTCGGGGATTGCATGATCGAATTCTCCATTTTATTCGGCCTGCTGATTTTTGCAGTAGGTCATTTTATTGCGGCTGATTTGAGTGATTCAGAATTCATGCGCCGCCCAGAAAACCAAAATTACGATTAAGGAAATAACATGGAAATTAAAATCGGTACTGAATTTGTTATCACCAGCGATAGTCTGCAATTCATTCTTAATACGGTGAAGGTTGGGAAAAAAGGAAAAAACGAAGGTCAAGAACGTTATGAGGCTATTGGTTATTACCCAACCATTAACCAGTTGGTGAATGGTTTGATTCATCATGGTGTGCGTAATTCCAGCGTAACCAGCATTGCGTCATTGGCGGCTGAAATTGGTCGCATTGGCAACTTATGTCAAGAAGCTTTCGCAACATGTGAAGCTGCGGCAAAAGCATGACAATTTTAACTGAGCGCCTAAAAGAAATCGCCGAAGATGGTTTTTTAGTGCATGGCGAGGCTAAAACTATGGCTGCATTGCTTTTGAAATTCATAGAGGCTCAACCAGTAGCACATGTTGCTACTCAGCCGCGAAAAGATATGACCGCCGATTGTGTAGGGTATGAATGGGAAGGTGTCAGCAAGGAGGCTTTACCGCATGGAACAAGCCTCTATGTTCTGCCTCTGGTCAATCCATGTTCCCCTTGTAACGAGCGCTACTGCGGCAATTGCATCCACGCCAACGGCGCTATAATTCGATGAGCCAAGCGGCACCCGCTTACGCTTACCCATGGAACGCACCGCGCCCGGCAATCGCCGGGCCGGTAAGACCGCTTACCCGTGAGGAACATGCTCAGGGGCAAGCTGTTTTACGCAATATCCATTCCCTGCCGCGCTTTCTTAGCGCCATTTTCCTGTCACGCCATGATTACCTGCTGAAATCCAAAGGGCTGCATGACGCCAATAAATGGCTTGTGTTCCAGTTTGAGCGCCGCATATGGCCCCGTATTGAGGCGGTTAACGCTAAGAATGGGATGAACTTAGCGGCTTCACCGCGCTGGATGGCGGAGATTGATAATTATGCGGGCTTACCGGGTATGGATGACAAAGAGCTGAAACGCCTTGCGGATCGCGTGGCCGGTCAACTGTTGTCTATCTATGAAAGCCGCGTTGAAGAATTCATTAAAAGCAACGGCGGAGACAATACAGGGCTGTTTGAAGATAGCACTCAAGCCTGTTTTTATGGTCATACCGCGCCGATGGTCCGCGCCTTCAATATCACCCCGATGCACTTGAACAAATACCGCAAGGGCAAACTTGATGCCCGGTCAGCGATCGCAAGTCTGTCCCGGTTGGTAGATGCGGAATGGTGGGAACGCCAGTTAAAAGCCCAGCGCACGCGCTGGCGCGAGGCGTTGCTGATTGCCGTCGGTAATGTGAACCGTGGGGCGTCGTCCTATGCCAGCAAGCAGGCGATCCGTGATGTGAAAGCACGCCGTCAGTCTAACTTTGATTACCTCAACAGCCGCGAGCTGGAGAACGTCGAAACCGGCGAACGATTCAGCCTGATCGATAAGGTAATGGCGAGTATCTCTAACCCTGAAATCCGCCGAATGGAGTTAATGGCGATGATCGCCGGTGTTGAGCAGGCCGCTGCGACTAGGGGCGATAAAGGGATGTTTATCACAATCACTACCCCATCCAAATATCACCCGACGCGTGCCGTTGGAAAGAACAGCCCGAAGGTTCATTTTAATCACAAATGGGATGAAGAGGCGTATACGCCGAAAGACGGCCAGCGCTACCTTGTGAGCTTGTTTAGCAAGATCCGCACTGCGTTTAAAGATGCGGGCCTGCAGGTCTACGGCGTGCGCGTTGTAGAGCCGCACCATGACGCGACACCTCACTGGCATATGATGCTGTTTACCTCCAAAGAGCAGCGCCAGCAGGTGATCGATATCATGCGCCGTTATGCCATGGCTGAAGATGGCAACGAGCGTGGTGCAGCTAAAAATCGCTTCGACTGCAAACACATGAACAAAGGCGGTGCAGCGGGCTACATCGCCAAATACATCGCGAAAAACATCGACGGCTACGCGCTGGACGGCGAGCGCGATCATGAAACCGGCGAACTGTTGACTGATACGGCCGCAGCGGTCACCGCGTGGGCGTCAACGTGGCGTATCCCACAATTCCACTTTATCGGCTTGCCGTCGCGCGGGGCGTGGCGCGAATGCCGCAAGATTCGTTCCGTCAGTCTAGCCGATGAGTTTGACGAAAGGGTGGAAGCGGTTCGCGCTGCCGCCGACGCCGGTCTTTTTGCCGATTACATTCTGGCGCAGGGTGGCCCTAACGTTGCTCGCGACAATCAGACCGTGCGTGTAGCCCGCCGGGTTGCCGACGAACTCAACGCCTATGACGAAGAAGTCCAGAAAATCGCGGGTATTTTTGCCCCGCATATTGGTGCCGATCGCGTTTATGAAACCCGTACAACGCAATGGCGCATTGTCGCTAAAGCCGTTGCCGTTGAGCCTTTGACTTTAAAAAGCACCTCTGGTGCGCCTCGGAGTCCTGTCAATAACTGTGGGGTGGTCGATAGCAAAGGCGCTACAAATACGCAGGATAGTGAGCCTGTAGAGGCCGTGGCGGTGCTGGAACACCCGCCGGAGACACTGATTGACTGGGATGATATGACCGTTACACGGTCTGTTATGAGCCGTATACGGGCTATTCCGTCGCAGATAAAGAAATCACAACGCAGTTTTGACCCTTATCAGGTACCAGAAGTGGCACCGTCGGCAAGATTGACCCCGGCAGAACGTGATCGGCTGGGCGGAATCCGGGCTGATTTGGCCCGGCACGATATTGCCGCCCAACGCTGGGAGCTGGAAGCATTAGCGCGTGGTGCTAAAGTCAAATTTGGTGATATTTCAATGCAGTATGCACCGGTTAATGAGTGGTCAGGCTTTTAATAATTAGTTGCGGATGCAAAATTTATGGGTAATACTGTATATGCATACAGTTATTGGGCATCGGAGGAATAGGGTGCATTTACCAGCAGTGGAAGAAATGGTTGTTTTGGAACGTATTGAACTCATTGCCCGTCTGGGGGTTTGTTATGAGAGTCAACCGAAGGATAAAGACATAGCGCTTGTATGGATTTCAGAATTAGCGAGTCAGGTTAAAGATGAAGCAATTGATAGCGCAAATACAACACACTCGTTCATATAATTAAATTTCTAAACTCTTACTTTTTTTGTATGCTGCCCCTTAGTTGGATGAGATGTTAAGCTTAGGGGCAATTGGCACATGACATCCTTACGAAGTAAGACAAAACTAAATCGGTAGATGTTGTTAAAATACATATAGTTATAACAGTAGGATAGAGTGATGAATGCCCAACAATTTGATTTCCTCACTGATAGTGAGTTGACATTATTAGAGCGGTATCAAACCTGTAAGGCTATGGCTCGTGGTTATGCCGGGAGCTATAAAGCGGATAAAGACCGACTTGCTCACGCTCGTTCATACTGTGCTTATGTGATAAGTGCATATTGGGATTCACTCGCTAAATCTCAGAAAAGCACAATCAAGATTAAATCAGTACCTCACACTGTTATTTTGGCTGAAGTGTCTTGTGATGCTATTGAACTGGCTAAAATGACTGGTGATTTAATAGCTACTTTTCCTGTTGAAGACGCCGGATACTTGATTGGCTCTATATACACAGTGATGTTGCCTGCGTCTTACCGCTCAGAAATTGGCGCATATTATACACCACCACCTTTAGTTTCACGGTTATTAGATTTGGCTGAGAGTACAGGGGTTGATTTTTCTAAAGATACAGCTATTGACCCAGCATGTGGTGGTGGTGCATTTTTAGCACCAGTCGCATTAAGAATGTTACAGCAGGAAAAGGGTTCTTCGCCGGAGTGGATACTAAGACGTTTAGTTAAGAGACTTAAAGGTATTGAAATAGATCCTTTTGCGGCTTGGATGACTCTTGTCCTCCTTGAAGCGGCATTAATGCCTCTTTGTATAGCAGCTAAAAGAAGATTACCTGACAATGTGATCATTGTTGGAGATGCACTACAGCAAAGTAATCTGGGTAATTTTGATCTTGTTATAGGCAATCCTCCATATGGTAGAGTCACTCTTAATTCCGAGTTGAGGGATAAGTATTCTCGTTCACTTTTCGGGCATGCTAATCTTTATGGCCTGTTTACCGATTTGGCTATTCGATTAGCAAAATCGGGGAGTGGTATTGTCGCCTATCTGACGCCGACATCATTTCTTGGTGGTCAGTATTTCATGGCGCTAAGGAAACTATTAACTGAAGAAGCCACGCCGTTTGCATTTGACTTTATTTCCGATCGTGAAGGAGTGTTTGATGATGTGCTTCAAGAAACACTACTCACGACATTTAGATTAGGGAAACATGATGAGCCGTCTAAAGTCTCATCATTGATACCTAAAGGGCTAAATGATGCTAAAGTTGAAAAGATCGGCGATGTAAAAATAGAGCATGGCGGGAGTGCGTGGCTACTTCCGAGAAGTGCTGAAGACGCTGATTTTTTGAATCAAATAAAGCTCATGCCTAATCGGCTATCTGACCTTGGTTACAATGTATCCACGGGACAATTAGTGTGGAATAGGTTCAAGTCACAATTACGTACTGTGCCAACGAAGAAAAGCTACCCTCTTATTTGGGCTGAGTCTATTACAAGTTCTGGGTTTAACTTCAGTTCAGACCGTCGGAATCACGTTCCCTATATTGATATTTATCCAGAGCAGTCTCATCTGCTCACATCTACCGAGTGTGTTCTTGTTCAAAGAACAACTTCAAAAGAGCAGAGTCGGCGGCTTTTAGCTGCGGTGTTACCGCAGGTTTTTCTTGACAAAAATCGCGCTGTTGTGGTTGAGAATCATATAAATATGGTTTATCCAAGTGCGCTGTTTTCTCAAGTGAAGGCAGAAACTATTGCTGCAATACTTAACTCAAAAATCGTTGATCGAGCGTTTCGCTGTATTAGTGGCAGTGTGGCTGTTTCAGCATATGAATTGAACTCTATACCACTACCAAGTGTTGATCAGATCTTAAAAGTTGAAAAATTAGTTCTATCTGGTTCTTCAAACGAAAAAATTGAAAAGGCGCTGTCTAAATTCTATGGAGTGAATTTGAAATGAGCTTACCAAAAGTTCCTAAGTTAGATGTCATAATGGAGAGGCTTCCGCTCATTTTCCCTGATGGCACAGAAAATCGGAATTATGTGATCCGTGAAATGGCAGCTAAAACGTTGTACGTGATGTTTTATGCTGGCGCAGTATCAGGTAGTGAACGCTGGATAAGGCCTAGCCAAGTTACTGATATGGGGATTGGGCAATCTGAGCTTATCGATGATGCGAGTCGTGAAGAGTGGGTCAAACGTACACTTTCAACTAACAAAGAGCGTCCAATAGATGCTTGGTATGCACCGAACTCGCGAGAGTCTATCCGAGATGAAACGATACGTTCTGGTCTCATACCATGTGGTGCTGTAATTGAACGCACTGGTATTCCTACAACATCATCTAAGCCAAAATATAGCCTTGAGTTGTCATTTGCTACATTGTTTGACGAAGAGTTGGTTGATATTGATTTAGATGCAGCTATCACGAATTGGCAAGATACACATTTAAATAAAGCTGCTTTATCCAGATTGCGTTTGATGAAATCAGGTGTGGCTATTGCAAAGGATGCAGTGGTTGTAACTTTTCCTAATGGCGAAAAAAGAACATTAGCACCAGGCCCTTCAAGTGTAATTGCTAAAGCTGTAATTGAAGTTTTTGCGCCAAAATTTCTTAAAGTTCCGGCAATTCTCTGGTTGTCCGAATCCGGCAATAAAGTAGTTGCAAGGGATGAAGGTCTAGCGCAGTCATTAGGTCTAAAAATTGATGCATCAAAGGCATTGCCTGACATCATTTTGATTGATTTAGGTGATGATAGTAGTGGCGCAGATATGTTAGTCGTTTTCACTGAGGTTGTCGCGACTGATGGCCCAATAGACAGGAAAAGAAAAGTTACATTAACCAAATTGGCTTTGGAAGCGGGTTTTAGTGAGAACCACTTGGCTTTCCTCACTGCGTTTATGGATCGTGGTAATGCTCCATTCAAAAAATCAATCTCTGAACTAGCTTGGGGATCGTATGCATGGTTTGCTTCAGAGCCTGAGCATTTGATCGATCTAAGGGATGGGCAACCAATGAAATTGTCCGATAGAAATTAGCAAATACCGCTAGCTACTACATTGCATGCATTAGATGCATGAAATTGCATGATGATCCGGTGTGACATTTACCCCCGCAGCGCCAGCACTGGCGCGGATCGCGCCGGATCATGCAACTGCATTAAAAGCGACACATGAAGCGGGCAGGCGAGGCGGGGATAGCATTGCGCGCAAGCGGTGTTTAGACCATTTCAAATTGTTCGCCAGCAGGCCGTCACGGCGATTTATCAAAGCATTCAAACATCCACGCAGTTTTAGAACGCAACGCGTTAGCGGCGCTCTCAGGGCGTTACAACGGTATGCATTTAAATAATAATAATGACACCAAAAAACGACACCATTCTGTGCTTGTAATGGTGTCACAAAGTGATACTATAAGCCCCATGAACAAACGACACCAAAAAACGCTGTCAGATGTGTTTGCCCGGCCTGTCAACGGTTCTATAAAGTGGTCTGATATTGAGGCGCTTTTTACCGCATTAGGGGCGGAGATTCACGAAAGGGAAGGTTCTAGGATCGCGGTGCTGTTGAAAGGTGAGAAACGAATCTTTCACCGGCCTCACCCCAGACCTACCACTGACAAGGGGGCGGTTAACTCCATACGGATCTGGTTGGATAGCTTAGGAATGAAACCATGATGAACAATACACTGAAAATCGACGGCCACGTGGCCGTCATCACCTTTGACCCTGAAATTGAAATGTTCCGGGGGGAGTTTGTCGGACTGAATGGCGGCGCTGACTTCTACGCCTACAGTGTTGACGAGCTGAAAAAAGAAGGCTCTACCTCGCTTGCGGTCTTTTTGGATGAGTGTGAAAAAGATGGCATTGCGCCTTACAAATCGTACAGCGGCAAAGTGACCACCCGTTTGTCGCCAGAACGTCATCAGGCGCTAGCTATCGCGGCACAGGCCACCGGGCAGTCAATCAATGAGCTGCTGAATGAAGGCGTTGATCTGGTCATAGAAAAACACTCGTGAGTCACCGGCAACAAAAAGCCGCCAATCACTGGCGGCTGTTGCTTATTCGCTGGGTAGCTCATACGGCGCGAATTTAATCACCTCTTCCCCGATCCACTCGTTGACCTCTTTCATTCGCTCCTGCAGCGGCGTGAGTTCGTTGCGTACAAACACCTGTGCGGCTTTTTTCACATCCCCGAACCCGCCGGAATTATCAGGAATAATCCCCATCATTTGAGGCGGCACCCGATGAGCGCTCAACAGGTCATCCCGGCTGGCTTTTTTGATGTTGAAAAAGTCATCCTTGGTCGCGACTTCACTCAATGGGATAATTTTAATGCCGTCCGGTTTACCGTTTGGCGCGGACATAAACACGTTTCGAAAATTGCCGGTGCCTTTGGTCTGCGAGAGTTCACGCTTTAGGGCATTCATATCACTGGCGCTGATTGAAGCGTCGGTTGCATAGAGGATATAGCCTGCATGTGCGCCATTTTTATAGTATTTCAGGCGGAACAAGGTCGCCGATTCATTCAGCCAGGCGGAGTTTAGCGCGCTGAGATATTCCGGCAGGCCATACAGTTCTTGGTTGATATCCGGCTCAATCAGGTGGAACACACTACCCGGCGCGAACGGGTGCGCCTCTTTCCAACCTTGCACAAACCAATAAGCATCCCTTTCAACACCCCGGCGCGTGTATTTGGCCGGCGCACATTTCAGGTGTAACGGCTTGCCTATCTGGTTTTTACGCACTTCTAAATAAGCATTGCCAAACACCAGATAATCTAGCGCGTAACGGCTAAATTCCTGTTGGCTTAACAGCCGGTGCGGGATGAATGTTGACGCTAAAATGTTGCGCTTAACATACATCGGCGAGCTGTGGTGAACAGCGGCGCGCACGCTGCGTGCCAGTCCGTCGAAAGAGATCGGCGGTTCGTACCATTTGCCGTTACCGGTGCACTCGATGTAATCCAGAATTTCCCGCTTATCCAGCACGGCGGACGGCTCGCCAAATGAGAACGCCTCAAAGCCTTGTTCCTGCGCTGCTGGGGCAGGGGGCGTTAATGCCTTGCGGCCTCTGCGCTTGCTCATTCTGCTGCCTCCTGCTGCGGCCATTCGCAGAGATACATCTGGCGGAATTCTTCTGGGCTGGATTCACGCTTGAAGGCTTCAACGTCCAGCGAGTCCCAAACACCACCCTGTGCGACGGAATCGTTGATCGTGTGTACCTGTGAAAACCCCTTAGCCTGTGAACGTTTCCACACCGCGAAAGCCTCAGCGTTTGGCGATACAGATGTGAACAGCGTTAAGCGATAGCGCTTATTGCAGGAAACGCCGAGAGCACTCTGATAAAGCGCGTAAGGATGGTTGCACCATGCGTATTCGCTTATATAAACATTGCCGTGTAGCGCGGCAAGATAAAGGCCAAGGCCACCATGAAAAGCGATTGTTGCCCCATTGGTGAAGGTAATATCACTGTCATCCTGCGCTATTTTGACACCGACCTGAGCCGCAAAATGGCAGATGTATTTACGCGACCACGCCAAGGCATATTTTAACAATGGGGCAAAATAGTGCTGGTTGCGCCCGCTTTCCATGGCATCAATTAATCCTTCCAGAGCAAAGAACATATCGGCCCCGGCTTGGCGGTGTTTGGTGTAGCTACGGCGGCGATGTACAAGGCCATCCGCATACCAGCGGCGCTGATAGGGAGTTGCCAAGGTGTCCAATAAAGCTTTCAGGTCAGCGAGCTGTTGAGCGGTAAATGCATATTTCATCAGAAAAACTCCAAAATGTTAGGCTTACTCAGGCCGCTGCCTGCGGTGAGCGGTTCGTTTAACAGGGCGTGCATGATTGCCCACGCGACATCGGCGTGGCTGGCTTCTTCACTGCGGCTGGCGGTATAGGTGGAGCGTGCGCCGCTGGCGGTCATGGTCTTGCGGATTGCCATAAAGGCGGCGGTGATATCGGTGTGGCTGGTGTCGTATTCCAGACAGCCGCGCCCAATGGTGTCTTTGGCTTTCAGCACCATGGCGGTCTTGATTTCTGGGGTGTATTTGATTTCTCTCGCGGCCGGGAAGAATTCGCGCACCAGTTGGAAAACCCCTTGCCCGACGGTGGTCGCATCGATGCCGATGTATTCCACGCAATATTTTTCGGTGAGGTCTGCGATTTTCTGCGCCTGATCGGCAAAGTTCATGCCTTGCCACTGGTGACGCTCGAGCACGCGGAATTTGCCACCGGCCACCATAGGCGGCGCGATGACTGCACACCCGGCGCTGTCGCCGCCGTTGGCTTCTGACGGATCGTAACCAATCCACACCGGACGATAGCCAAACGGCCGCACTGCGTAGGGGTTGACGTCCTCCCACTCTTCCAGCGTGTCGACCATGCAGCCTTGCAGCTCGGCGAACGGGAACACCGACGCGGTATCGTCCACGAATTCACACATCAGCAAGTTTTGATACTCACTTGGCGCGTACTCAAGGGACAGCTGATTAAGGTCAAACAGGTTACAGCCGCCGGTCAGCGCATCTTCTACCGTGACAATTTGCCGCCACTGCCCATCCCCACACAGCACACCTTTTGCCAGATGGCTGTGACTGAGGTCGAGCTGAATGTGGTCGTTCTTACTGCGGCGACCTTTGTTGAACAGCTCACCTGACCAGAACGGGTAAGCCGAATGCGCCAGACTGGATGGCGTGGAAAAGTAGGTTGTGCGCCATTTCTTGTGCAGTGACATCCCGCTGGCGACTTTGCGCAGCTCCTGGAATTTCGGGATCCAAAAATATTCATCCAAGTAGAGATTGCCGGTGTAGCTCTGCGCGGTGCGCACGTTGGTGCCAAGGAATATCAGGCGTGCCCCGTTCGGTAACACCATGGGATCGCCTTTCAGGTCAACATCAACCTGTCGGGCAAAATCAATGATGTAGTTGCGGAAGACATGCGCCTGCGCCTTACTGGCCGATAAGAAGATTTGATTGCGGCCGGTGGTCAGCGCATCCATTAACGCCTCACGGGCAAAATAGAAGGTTGCGCCAATCTGGCGCGATTTCAGGATATTGCGGATGCGGTGTTGCATCCCGGCACGGTGCCAGCCGCGCTGATATTCGAAGCAATCCCCCAGAAAAATATCGTTAAGCTTGGCAATGGCAGCTTCACTGAACAGGTTGCGCTCTACGGGCTTACGTTCGCCTTTGTTACGGTTGGCGACGTTCGGGTTTAAATCTGCCTCGTTGCCGCTCATTGAATAGCGGTTAACCCGCGCCAGCCGTTCAATCTGGCGGCCGAGCAGGTCAATTTCTTTAAAGTCGATCCCCTCCTTTTGCGTTTTCATGATGAGCTGAATTAACCGCGCTTCCATGCTCTGTTCCACGCGGGAAATGGGCGCGATAGCGTCCCATTTATCGCGCAGCTTCCAGCTCTGCACGGTCGGTGCCTTGGCATTCAGCGTTTCCGCAATTTGGCGCACAGAGAAGCCCTGCCAGTAGAGCAAGGCAGCTTGGCGGCGCGGATCGCTGATGATGGTTGTCGTCGGTGTCGTGTTCATGTTGCCAAGGCTACGGAAGCGCCGAACGACTCGCATTAAGCCCTTGTTGTGCCTCAGATCTTCCAACCGCAACGCGTTGAGACGTGACGCCATTCCCCTGAAACTAGCCCCGAACCCAACCACCACAACTGGAGCCGTTTACATGGCAAAGAAAGTTTCTAAGTTTTTCCGCATCGGCGTTGAAGGCGACACCGTTGATGGCCGCGAGATCGGCGCGACGGATATTCAGCAGATGGCTGCGAGCTACAGCCCGAAGGTGTTCGGCGCTCGCATCAACATGGAACACATCAAGGGCATTTTGCCCGATGGCTATTTCCGCCGTTATGGCGGTGTCGTTGAGCTGAAAGCCGAGAAAATCGATGAGCCGGGGGAACCGCTGTTACACGGCAAGTGGGCGCTGTATGCCAGTCTGGCCCCGACCGCCGATCTGGTGTCGATGGTTGGCGCAGGCCAAAAGGTTTACACCTCAATGGAGATCCGCCGCGACTTTGCCAAGACCGGCAAATCCTACCTGATTGGGTTGGCCGTCACCGATGACCCGGCCAGCCTCGGCACTGACATGCTGGAATTCAGCCGCCGCCACGATGACGTCGAGTTTTCCGCACCGCTGGAAGTCCATTTTGATTTTGAGCCTGCCGCTGACCCTGAATCCTCATTCTCTGCCCGCATTAAAGCGATGTTTACCCGCAAGCAGACTGGCGACGATGTGCGATTTGCTGAGGTGGAAGGTGCCGTGATGACCGTGGCCGAGCAGTTGCAGGAAGCGGAAGTGCGTTTTACCCAGACTACCACCGCGCTCAATGAAGAGATCGCCGGACTCAAGCAACAGGTAGAAACCGGCCACAGTGCTTTCAGTGAGCTGAAAGCGCAGCTTTCCAACACCGAAAGTTTTAGCCAGCCGACCCGCCCGGATGCCACTGGCGGCAACGGTGCGCAGGACGTGATGACCGACTGCTAAGGCAGTCACACCCGATAAAATCGAATAAAAACAGGAATAAAAATGCGCAAGCAAACTCGTTTTAAATTTAATGCTTTTATGTCCCGCGTTGCCGAGCTGAACGGCGTTGATACCGGCGATCTGGATAAGAAATTCAGTGTAGAGCCGTCTGTCACGCAGACCATTATGACCCGCGTACAGGATTCCTCCACGTTCCTGACCCGCATCAATATCTTGCCGGTGCGGGATATGAAAGGGGAAAAAATCGGGCTGGATGTTAGCGGCTCCATCGCCAGCACCACTGACACCGCTGGCGGCGATGAGCGCGAAACCGCTGATTTTGCCACGCTGGATGCGGAGGGTTATTTCTGCCAGCAGGTGAACTATGATTTCCACATCCGCTACAACACCCTTGACCTGTGGGCGCGTTATCAGGACTTCCAGACCCGCTTACGCGATGCCATCGTAAAACGCCAATCCCTTGACCGCATCATGATCGGCTTTAATGGCACGCACCGCGCGAAAACCTCCAACCGCGTCAAGTTCCCGCTTTTGCAGGATATTGCGCCGGGCTGGTTGCAGAAATACCGCGAGAATGCGCCGAGCCGAGTGATGAATAAAGTGGTTGCCGAAGATGGCAGCGTGGTGTCTGAAAAGGTCCGTGTGGGTGCCGGTGGCGATTACGCTAATCTCGATGCGCTGGTGATGGATGCCACCAACACCCTGATCGCGCCGTGGTATCAGGAAGACCCGGAACTGGTGGTGATCTGCGGTCGCCAGTTGCTGGCCGACAAGTATTTTCCTCTGGTCAATCAGGAACAGCCCAACACCGAAGCACTGGCTGCTGACCTGATTATCAGCCAGAAGCGTATCGGCAACCTGCCAGCCGTGCGCGTGCCGTACTTCCCGGCGGATGCGCTGTTGATCACCCGCATGGATAACTTGTCGATTTATTGGCAGGAAGACACGCACCGCCGCCATATGGTGGAAAACTCTAAGCGTGATCGCATCGAAAACTATGAATCCATCAACGAGGATTATGTGGTTGAGGATTACGCATGCGGCTGTCTGGTGGAAAACATCGAGCTGTTAGCTGCGGAGCCAAAAAAAGATGATATCGCCGAGCTGGCCGGTGCCATTGTCAAGGCTGTCAAAGTCGCTGCCGCGCCAGCGGAGCCTGTCGCTGATGCTGAGGTGAAAGACTCGGGTGAGGCACCGGCCGACGACAAAGCGAAAGGCGGTAAATAACCATGACCAGCCCTGCCCGACGTCACCTAATGCGCCAGTCAGCGGTCGAGGCCGCGCAGCGGAAAAATGACCCGCTGCGCCATGCCAACGGCTACGAACTGATGATGCTTAAACTCTATGAAGATAAGCGAAAGCTCAAGCAGATACGCTCACAAGAGCGCAAGGCCGAACTCAAGCGCCAACTGCTGCCGGACTATGCCCCCTGGGTTGCCGGAGTGCTGGCCGAAGGTAACGGTGCGCAGGACGCCATTCTGATGACGGTCATGATCTGGCGACTGGATGCCGGGGACATCCCCGGCGCGCTGGACATTGCCCGCTATGCGTTGCGCCACAAGCTGGCACCGCCGGGCAATTTCGCGCGCTCCACGCCGTACCTCATCGCAGAAGACGTCGCCGAGTCTGCCACCCGCGCCCATGAGGCCGGGGAGCCGGTCAATATTGACCACCTCATGCAGACCATGGAACTCACCGACGCAGAAGACATGCCCGACCAAGTGCGCGCCAAGCTGCACAAGATCACCGGGTACGTCCTACGCGAAACGGGCAGGGCTGAACTGGCATTAAACCACCTGAAGCGTGCGTTGCAGTTGCATAACGGCTGCGGCGTGAAAAAGGACATTGAACGGCTGGAACGGGCGATCCGTACTGCCGCCAGCCGCTAACAGAACGCGCCCCGCGCCGGGCGGCACGATGGCCGCGACAGGTTTCACCTTGTCAACGCCGTCGTCCACCGCCCCCTATTTTTTGAGGTCACATGAGCACCGTCATTATAAAACCACGCCCGGACGCGCCAGCCCCGCGCCCGGAGGATGAGCCGATCATTAAAAACGTCTTTTTCTTTCCGGATATCACTCCGGCAGACGTGCGCGACGTGATGCGCATCGAAGGCACGATCACCGCACCACGGCTACGACTGGCAATTAAAAGCGCGATGGCGGAAGTCAACGCCGAGCTGTTCATTTACCGCCGCGACCAGATGGCCGACGGCTATCAGCGACTGGAGGATGTGCCGGGCGACCAGCTCGACGGCGAAAGCATCCGGGTGAGTGAATACCGCAACGCCGTCAGTGCGATGACCATGGCGAAGCTCTCGGAGCAATACCGCAGCTTCGACACCACCTCCACCGGCGGCCGCAAGGCCGATGTGATTGAGGCCTCAATCGGCGAGCTGTGGCGGAATGCCCGCAACGCGATCAGCAACGTGGCCGAGCAATCCCACTGTATCATCGGGCTGCTCTGATGAAAATCTATGCCCTGCTGGGCGACACCGTTGACGCGATTTGCTGGCGCTACTACGGGCGCACGCAAGGTGTGGTTGAACAGGTTTACTCACTTAATGAAGGGCTGGCCGATGCCGGGGCGATTTTGTCCCACGGCCAGCCGGTAGAGCTGCCGGACGTGACCGCCGCGCCGCAGCGTGAAACCGTCAATTTATGGGACTGACAATGGAGCGAATTACCTCATTTTTAGCCTACGCGGTGGCGATTTTCCTTGCGTGGATCGGCAAGTATTCGCCGCAGGATATTGCCTTTATGGTCGGTGCCGCCGTCGGCGTCGGTACCTTTTTTGTTAACTGGTACTACCGCCGCAAAAGCTATCAGTTACTGAATAAATTAGGTGTTAGCCGGAGGGTATACGATGAACTTAATCGCTAAACGTTGCGCCGTGGCCGCCGTGCTGGCGCTGGCTGCTTTACTGCCGCAATACAACACCCTGCACACCTCGGAGGCTGGATTGCGGTTGCTGGCTGATTTTGAAGGCTGTCGGCTTTCCCCTTACCAGTGCAGCGCGAACGTGTGGACGAGCGGCATCGGTCACACCGCCGGGGTGGTGCCGGGCAAGGTCATTAGCGAACGCCAAGCCGCCGTCAATCTGGTAGCTGATGTTTATCGGGTAGAGCGTGCTATAGGTCGCTGTATGCCTGTCACGATGCCGCAGCCAGTGTATGACGCGGTAGTGTCCTTTGCCTTTAACGTTGGCGTGACGGCGGCGTGTGGCTCCACACTGGCCAGTTTCATCAAACAACTACACTGGCGCAGTGCCTGCGAGCAGTTATCACGCTGGGTGTATGTCAACGGGGTTAAAAACAGAGGGCTGGAGCGCCGCAGGGCGTCAGAAATGGCCTACTGCCTGACAGGGGTTGACCAATGAATCGCACCGCCGCGCTGTTACTGGTGTTAGCACTGGCCGTCGCCGGTTGGTTGAAATGGCAGGTTGTCGCCCTGGGTGATCAGTTGGATGAAACGCAGCGGGAAAACAGCAGGATTTCGACGGCGCTGACCGATACCCGCACGGCGATCACCACGTTGCAGGCAGCGGCCGGCCAACTGGCGCAGGAAGAGAAAAGCCTGAGAAATGACCTCAACAATGCGCACCGGCTGGCGCTGACCCGCGAACAAAAAATACAGAGATTACTCAATGAAAACCAAATTTTACGTGATTGGTTCAACACTCCTTTGCCTGCTGATGTTGCAAGGCTGCACCAGCGCCCCGGCTTCACCGGCGCCGCAAATTATCTACGTTGGTTGTCAGGCGGTGAACCCGTGCCAGATACCGGCAAGCAGCCCGAAAAATAACGGCGACCTGAGCGCCGACATTCGCCAGCTTGAAAACGCCTTGGCGGCCTGCGCGGTGCAGGTCGACGCCATCAAAATCTGTCAGGAGCAACACCATGCTAAAACCGCAACAGCTCCGCGCTGAGCTGGCAAGCTGCCTGCAATGGTTGCAGCGCAACCCCGAAAGTCTGCAGGTACGGGTACAAGGTGGAAGCATTGCCGCCACGCTTGCCACCTCGCTGTCGCATGAGTACAGCTACACGCTGAATCTGCTGTTTCTGGATTACACCGGCGATCTGGATTTAATCGTGGTACCGATACAGGCGTGGCTACGAGAAAACCAACCAGACATTATGGCCACCCCAGAAAAGCGCCGTACCGGTTTTACTTTCGCCACGGATTTTAATAACGACGGCTCTTACGATTTCAGCGTATCCCTGCAGTTAACCGAGCGTGTGGTGGTCAACGAGCAAGACGGCGGTGCGCTGCACGTTAAGCACCTGCCGGAGCCGCCGTTGCCGGAAAACGTCACGCGCCCGCAGCAGCTTTTTGTTCACGGTGAATTAATGAGTGAATGGCATGAGCGAGCTTAGCCCCTTTGACGCCCGTTTAGTCGGGCTGATTACCGCATTGTCGCCGCAGTCCCGCAAATCGTTGGCCGTTGCCGTGTCAAAGCGTTTGCGTGCCAGCCAACAGCAAAACATCAAGCGCCAGCAGGCACCGGACGGCACCCCGTATGCCCCGCGTAAAACGCCGTTGCGTAAAACAAAGCGCCTGCGCGATCGGGCTATGTTCTCAAAGCTACGCTCCACCCGTTACATGAAAGCCAAGGGTAACAGCGACGATGCCGTGGTGGAGTTCGTCGGGCGTGTGCAGCGAATGGCTAACGTGCACCATTATGGACTGCGTGACCGGCCATCACCGAACAGTGACCCCGTGAAATATGAGGAACGCCCGTTGCTGGGATTTAGCAAGGATGATATAGAGAAAATTGAAGATGAACTGATTATGCATTTAAGTCGTTAGCTGATTATCTATACTCAAAAGCTTGCCATATTGTCGATAGTGTAATAATAAGGTGTTTTTGCATCCATGGATAAGGTGGTGTTATGCTGGAAAATATTTTTAACTTTGAGTCGATTATATCGATTGCTCTCGGTTCGCTTGTAAGCTTTAAAGCGCTAAAGGTGAAGAGTGTTATCAATAATCAGAGCCCTACAATTAATGGTGATGGGAACTCTGTTACATATAATAACTATATGGCAAAAACCCAGAAAAACTTTAAATACTTTTGGAATGTCCTTTTTGCAATTGTGTTTCTCTTGCTACCTGTCTTTGGTTCCCGTTTTGGGGTGGCGTTGTACTCATTCTCATTTTTGTCAGTAGTGTTTTGCCTTGTTGGGGTAGTCATGACAGTACGTAATTACGGTGGTGAGCGTGCATTGGATATCTTTTACATAGTGCTAACATTGTTGATAAGCGTTTTGGCTTATTACACAGTAGTTAATATGGCGAGTTTTTGGGGCTATTATCAAGGTTACTACGGGCGATTGTTTAGCGCTATTTCCTCATTTAGACCTTCCTTGTCCTACATTGAATATGTAACTGGATTGCTTTACATGTTCATTATTTCATTTGGTTTTGTGATGGTTTTTGTTTCGCTAATGTACTCTACTTTTGCATATATAAAGGAAAGGGATTTTGATGAGTTGATCAAGTTCTCTTGCTATCATTTTAGTGTTGCATTAATTGGGTATGTTTTAGCATCCAATACTCTTTGGGCATTAAAAAACAACGACCTTCAATATGTTTTATATGTCTTGCATGCCCCAGTAAGTTTTTTCACATCATTTTTCTGAACTGGTCTGTTGTGTCTTAATCCTTCCAACCCCTTTCCGTTGTCGCCGCCCGCTCCGGGCGGCATCCTTTCAGCATGAATAATCAATCCGACATTATGCGCCTGCTGCGCAATCTAATCCGCATTGGCACGGTGGACGCCGTCGACCGTGAGCGCGGTCTTTGCCGAGTCAATACCGGCGGCAACCTTACTGACTGGCTTCACTGGATGACCTGCCGGGCGGGCCGCGCCCGTGTGTGGTGGGCACCGTCAGAAGGTGAACAGGTGTTAGTGCTGTCGCTGGGTGGAGAACTGGATACTGCCTTTGTGCTGTCGGGTATCTTTTCCGATAACTTCCCGGCCCCGTCGGCGTCGGCGGATGCGCTGCATATTACTTTCCCTGATGGCGCGGTGATGGAGTATGAACCCGCCAGCGGTGCGCTGAGTGTGATCGGCATTAAAACCGCCAATGTGCAGGCGTCAGAGTCGATCACCGCCAGTTCCAAGGTGGTGATGGTCAAGGCTGAAAAAATCACCCTTGATGCCCCGGAGGTGGTCTGTACCAGCAAGTTGACCACCGGCACGCTGGAGGTGAAAAGCGGCGGGAAGATGACCGGCAGCATTGAGCACAGCGGCGGCAGCATCACGTCTAACGGCGTGGTAATGCATACCCATACCCACGGCGGCGTGCAGAACGGCGGCGGCAACACGGATAAACCGGCATGAACAACGCGAAATACCTTGGCATGAACCGCGACACCGGCCGCATGTTAACGGATATCGACCATATACGGCAATCCGTGGCCGACATTCTGATCACGCCGCAGGGTTCACGCCCTATGCGCCGGGCTTATGGTTCGTTGCTGTCTGAGCTGCTCGACCAGCCGCAGAATGACACGCTGCGTCTGCAAATTATGGCCGCCTGTTACAGCGCGATTCTGGCTTGGGAACCCCGCGTAAAGCTGACCGGCATCACCTTTAACACCACCTACGACGGCAAGATGGTGATCGACATCACCGGCACCCGCACCGATATCCCCGGTGCGCTGTCGCTGTCTATTCCTGTGAGCTGAACCATGGCAACGATTAACTTAAGCCTGCTTCCCGCCCCGACAGTGGTCGAGGTGTTGGACTATGAAGCGCTGTTGGCTGAACGCAAGGCCACGCTGATTTCACTTTATCCCGAGGCAGAACGGGCGGCCATCAGCCGCACGCTGGCGCTGGAGTCGGAACCCATCGTGAAATTGCTACAGGAGAACGCCTATCGTGAAGTGATTTTACGCCAGCGTGTCAATGATGCCGCCAAAGCGGTGATGCTGGCTTATGCCACCGGGGCCGACCTTGACCAGTTTGGCGGGAATTTTAACACCCCGCGTCTGGTGATCATCCCGGCGGATGAAACCACCATCCCGCCGACACCGGCAGTCATGGAGTCGGACGACGATTATCGGTTACGCCTGCAGGATGCCTTTGAAGGTATGAGCACCGCCGGTTCGGCAGGCTCTTACCGTTTTCATGCACGCTCTGCCGATGGTCGGGTGGCCGATGTGACGGCTATCAGTCCATCACCGGCCTGTGTGACCGTGACCGTGTTGTCACGCGACGGCGACGGCACCGCCAGCCCTGAGCTGTTGCAAGTCGTCAGCGTGGCGCTGAACGATGAGGATGTGCGTCCGGTCGCTGATCGGGTGACGGTGCAATCCGCCAAAATTACCCGCTATGCCATCGAGGCCACGTTATACCTCCATCCCGGCCCGGAGGTTGCGCCGATCCTCACGGCGGCCAATGAAAGGCTGCGTAATTACGTGCAGGGTGTGCGCCGGTTAGGGCGCAGTATTCGCCGATCCAGTATGAACGCCGCGTTGACCGTTGAGGGTGTCGAGCATGTAGACATCATCAAACCGGCGGCCGATATCGTGCTGGATAAGACGCAGGCAGGCTATTGCACCGGCTTTAACATTAACCCAGGGCGCGCCGATGAATAACCGATTATTGCCGGTCGGGTCGTCCCCACTTGAAGTGGCCGCCGCCACGGCCTGTGCCGAGCTGGAACGTTTACCGGTACCGCTGCGCGAACTGTGGAACCCGGCACGCTGCCCGGTGCATTTGCTGCCCTATCTGGCGTGGGCTTTTTCCGTTGACCGATGGGATGAGGCATGGCCGGAGGATGTAAAACGCGGTGTCGTCGCTGCGGCGTTCTTCATCCATCGCCACAAAGGCACCATTGGGGCCGTGCGCCGTGTGGTCGAGCCGCTCGGCTACCTGATTAACGTTGTTGAATGGTTTCACACTGAAGGCGCAGATCCGCCCGGCACCTTTCGGCTGGATATTGGCGTGCTGGAAACCGGCATCACGGAAGAAATGTATTTAGAAATGGAACGGCTGATCGCCGATGCAAAACCCCTGAGCCGCCACCTGATAGGCCTCAATATTCTGCAGGACATCCCCGGCCTGATTTACGTCGGTGCGGCCGTCGTGGACGGCGATGTCATCACCGTTTACCCCGGATAAGAGGAAGTCATGAGCAAGTATAAAGCGATTATTACCACCGCCGGGGCGGCCAAAATTGCCGCCGCGTCGGCAGGCGGTACCCAGTTAAAAATCACCCGTATGGCCGTCGGTGACGGTAACGGCACCTTACCCACACCGAACCCGGCACAGACCAAACTCATCAATGAGAAATATCGCGCTACCCTCAACGGGTTGACCATTGATAAGGCGATAAAAAATCATATTGTCGCGGAGTTTATTATCCCGGCGAATATCGGCGGGTTCTGGCTGCGTGAAATGGGGCTGTATGACGATTTCGGCACGCTGATTGCGGTCAGTAATGTGGCCGAAAGCTACAAGCCGAAACTGGAAGAGGGCAGCGGTCGCACGCAGACGTTGCGCATGATCCTGATTGTCAGCAGCGCCGCCGCTATTAGCGTGATTGCCGGGGGCGATACCGTACTGGCTACTAAAGATTTTGTTAATGACGCCATAAAGGAGCATGAGAAAACCCGTAACCATCCGGACGCCAGCACTATCGCTAAAGGGTTGGTGCAACTGAGTAGCGCAACAACCAGTGCAGACGAAACAAAAGCCGCCACGCCGAAGGCCGTTAAGGCCGTTAACGATGCCAGCGCTAAAAAGAGTGCCAATCTGTCAGACCTGACCGACAAATCCGCTGCCCGTGGCAATCTGGCGTTAGGCAGTGCTGCGACGAAAAACGTCGGTGTTGAGGGCGGGCAAGTGATGGCCGTCGGTGCTTTTGGGCTGGGGATGGGGTCGCGCCATCGTGAGGATGCTTATTGCAATCAGGGTGAAATTTTCCGCGTAAACAATACGTCAGCGAATGTGCCGGGTAACGGCGTATATGGGGTGATCTCTTTGCCTTGCGATGGCGGCCCGTCTACCGGTTATGTGGGTGTCTCTAACAGCGGTGCGGGTTTCTTGGGGGGCTCAAATGCCACTAACGGCATCAAATGGGCCCGGATTTACACCACGGATTACAAACCAACGGCGGCGGACGTGGGGGCGTTGACCGATGCGCAGGCGGTACAAAAGTTTGTCCAGCGCTCTATCAAGGTTAACGGCAAGCCGTTGTCCGGTGATGTCAATCTGCTTGCGGCTGATGTTAACGCGTGGAATAAAACCGAGGCTGACGGGCGTTTTGTGAAACGAACAGGTGACACAATGGCCGGGCCGCTTGTCATTGATGGCGCAACGGTGTTACCTACTCAGCCGCTGCGAGCAGCGACCGACGTCCCCGCGCTCTGGAAGCAGGGGATCAGTTTATCAACGTTGGAGTTTGACGATAAAAACACCAGTAGTTATCCCGCGCAGCCTTATGCAACGTTAGTCAATTTGAGTGTGACTGAACATCGAGGCATCCAATTATTATCAGAAAAGGCGACGAATAATTTTTGGCTGCGTTCGGCAGATGCCAAAAAATACTCTGATTTTGTAAAGCTCTATCACACCAGTAATAAACCAACGGCTGCGGATGTGGGGGCGTTAACGGATGCACAAGCCGCGCAGAAATACGCCCTGCGATCGTACAAGGTCAACGGTAAACCACTATCAGGCGACGTCAATCTGTTGGCGGGGGATGTTAACGCCTGGAATAAATCAGAGGCAGACGGGCGTTATTTAATGAAGTCCGGCGGGCAATTGACCGGCACAGTAAAAACCTCCGCTGAAATTCAGTCTACCAGCATGAACAGTTTCCGTATGGTCGGCGGCAAGTTTGGAGCCTTCTGGCGTAATGACGGCAATAACCTAAATTTATTGCTCACAAAGGCTAATGACCAATTTGGCGGATTTAACGACCTAAGACCGCTAACCGTCAATAATGAAACGGGTTCCATAGCGTTAGGCACTCAATTAACCCTTGGACATGCTGAATATGTTCGCAAGCTAGGGGTAAATACATATCAATCCGATGGGGTGACTTATAACCAGACTAACGGTTTCATTCTTCAAGGAGCGGGTGACAATTATGCACAGTCTTACTTCCTTGAAACGGTTGGAAAACATGCCGCGTTGCGTTTTCGTGTGCGCAGTGGTGGGCAAGATGGTTGGCCTGAGTTTCGCAATAATGGTTCTATGTTCCTCAGCGGGAGCTGGCCCGCTATAAGCATGAGCACCGGCACCACGTGGCATCCCGACGGAAACGTCGAAGGTTCGCAATGGGGCGGCTACCTCAGTAACTGGCTAAACGACAAGTTAAATGGCCGTGTTGACTGGAATTCCTTTAATAATCGCAGCCATATTTCAGGGAATAGAAATGCCTGGTGGTATAAGGACGAATTAACCGGGTATATCCATCAGGGTGGCGTTATCAATCGCGGCGATAACTATCTAAACCGCGTTAATTTTCCACGCGGATTTACACAGGACTGTTTCGGGGTTCAATTAACACTGGCGGGTCATTGGGGGGACTCATCCGCAAACATGGAAGCGCTAAACGTGGGGCCGGGAGGATTTGACTCTGGTATGAATGGAAATGAACGCATCGCATTTTGGTGGGCGGTTGGGGTTTAATGATGAATTACGGATACAGTGCGAAAACCAATATTTTTTATGTGTTGGAAGATCAGGAAGCCTACGAAACAAATAACAACTGGCCTGATGATGTTAAACCGGTGTCTGTAGAACATTGGGAAAAATACCGCGGGCAATCCCCTGCGGGAAAAATCCGGGCGGCGGATTGCGATGGCTTGCCGTGCTGGATTGACGCTCCACCGTTGAGCCAACAGGAACAAGTGAGCGAAGCGTCACGGAAAAAGAGTTTGCTGATAGTACAAGCCAGCAATGCAATTGCTCCTTTGCAAGATGCGGTTGAATTAGGGATGGCGACCGAGAAGGAGAAGGCGCAGTTGGTCGCATGGAAAACCTGCCGGGTGCTTGCCAACCGTATTCGGCCTGAGGATACGCAGGACATTGACTGGCCGACAGTCCCCGACGCCTAATAAAAAAGCCCGCATCATTATGATATGCGGGCTTTGTGCTTTGCGGCTTTCCCTGATGTTGCCGCGTCTTGTTCATTGACCATACCCCGTCCGGCTAAATTCCGTCCAATTGATTGCGTAGATCAATGCGCCATTATTGATCGGCGAAAACGATCGTCATTTCTTCAAAATCGCTCCGGCAGGTATCGCCTGTTGTCTGGCCTGTCTTCCATCACCCATCACGTGCGGCCTGACGTGCCGGGCGGCATCATGCCTGCACCTACTCATTACGGAGCGAGCTATTTATGGGTGACTATCATCACGGCGTGCGTGTTGTCGAAATCAACGACGGCACCCGCGTTATTTCTACTGTTTCGACGGCTATCGTCGGCATGGTGTGCACGGCGGAGGATGCCGATGCGGCCACTTTCCCGCTCAACACGCCGGTGCTGATCACCGACGTGCTGGCCGCCTCCGGCAAGGCCGGTAAAAAAGGCACGCTGGCAGCGGCGTTGCTGGCTATCGCTGATCAGTCAAAACCGGTCACGGTGGTTGTGCGCGTAGCCGAAGGAAAAGACGTTAAGGAAACCACCTCAAACATTATCGGCGGCGCTAACGCGGAGGGCCGTTACACCGGTATGAAAGCGCTGTTGTCTGCGCAGGCGGAGTTAGGTGTGAAACCGCGCATCCTCGGCGTGCCGGGCCATGACAATTTGGAAGTGGCGACGGCACTGGCGGGTATCTGCCAGAAACTGCGTGCATTTGGTTATGTCAGCGCCTACGGCTGCAAAACGGTACAGGATGCGATTAAGTACCGCGCCAATTTCAGCCAGCGCGAGCTGATGCTGGTCTGGCCGGATTTTGTGAGCTGGAACACCACCACCAACAAAAGCGATATTGCCTATGCCACCGCCCGTGCGCTGGGCCTGCGTGCCAAAATCGACACGGAAACCGGTTGGCACAAAACCCTGTCTAACGTCGGTGTGAATGGTGTTACCGGCATCACCGCCAGCGTGTTCTGGGACTTACAAGCGCCGGGTACGGATGCCGACCTGTTAAACCAAGCGTGCGTCACCACATTGATCCGCAAAGACGGCTTTAAATTCTGGGGTTCGCGCACCTGTTCTGACGATCCGCTGTTCCAGTTCGAAAACTACACCCGCACCGCGCAGGTGTTGGCTGACACCATGGCCGAAGCGCACATGTGGGCGATTGACCGGCCAGTCACGCCGACGCTTATCCGCGACATGATTGATGGCATCAAAGCCAAATTCCGCGAACTGAAATCCGCCGGGCTGATTATCGACGGCGATTGCTGGTATGACGCCAGCGCCAACGACAAAGAAACCCTGAAAGCGGGCAAGCTGTTTATTGATTACGACTATACGCCGGTGCCACCGCTGGAAGATTTAACCTTGCGTCAGCGTATCACTGACCGCTATCTGGCGACGTTCGCCGCGTCCGTGAACCGCTAAGGAAAGGATGAGTTATGGCTCTGCCTAAAAAACTGAAATACCTGAACCTGTTTAACGACGGCTTCAACTACATGGGGATCGTATCCTCGCTGACGCTGCCGAAGCTCACCCGCAAGCTGGAGAAATACCGGGGCGGCGGTATGAATGGTGCGGCCCCGGTCGATATGGGGTTGGACGATGACGCGCTGGCGCTGGAATGGAGCATGGGCGGCATTGATGAACTGGTGCTTAAGCAGTGGGGCGCAGTCGATGCCGTGCCGCTGCGCTTTGCCGGTTCCTTCCAGCGTGATGACACCGGCGAGGTGTCCGCCGTGGAAGTGGTCATGCGTGGCCGCCATAAGGAAATCGACTCTGGCGAATACAAACAAGGTGAGGACACCGAAACCAAGGTGGCCACTGAATGCACCTATTTCAAGCTGACCGTTGACGGCAAAGAGCTGATCGAAGTCGACACCGTGAACATGGTCGAAAAGGTCAACGGCGTTGACCGTCTGGCAGAACATCGTAAGGCCATCGGGCTGTAATTTTTGTGCCAGCCCGTCGGGCTGGCCGTTCCACGAATCCAAGAGAGAATAACCACCATGAACGAAGCAAAAGAAAACGTCATCACCCTCGACACCCCGATTAAGCGCGGTGAAACCACTATCGTCGAGGTGCAGGTAATCAAACCCACGGCGGGCGCACTGCGTGGCGTCGGTCTGGCAGCGGTAGCGAATGCCGATGTTGACGCTCTGCTGATCGTCTTGCCGCGTGTCACGTACCCGAGCCTGACCAAAGAAGAATGCGCCCGCCTTGAGTTGTCGGACTTGGTTGCGCTGGCCGGGCAGGTGGTCGGTTTTTTGTCGCCGAAGTCGGCGGAGTAGCGATTGATGCCCGGCTGGGCGTTGATGACCTGATGGCGGATATCGCAGTGATATTCCACTGGCCGCCATCAGAAATGACCGGTATGACGCTCACGGAGCTGTTGAACTGGCGTCATAAAGCACTGCAACGCAGCGGAGTGAATCACGATGAGTAAAAGCCTGCAGCTTCAGGTCTTGCTGAAAGCCGTAGACCAAGCCACCCGCCCGCTAAAGAGTATCCAACAGGCAAGCAAAACGCTTGCCGGTGATATCAAAACCACGCAGCAAACCCTTAAAGCACTGGACGCACAGGCCGCCCGGATTGATGGCTTTCGTAAGCAACAGGGGCAGCTCGCTGTCACCGGGCAGGCGCTGAAAAAGGCCAAAGCGGAAGCGGCCGCGCTGGCCGTTCAATTCAAGGTGACGGAAAAGCCCACAGCGCAGCAAGCGCGATTACTGGCAGCCTCCAAGCGTGCCGCCACTGAGTTACAAACGAAATACAATGGGCTGCGCCAGTCCGTGCAGCGCCAGCGTGACGCGCTCAATGCTGACGGTATCGCTACCAAGAACCTGAGCGCCGAGCAACGCCGGTTAAAAGCCAGTGCCGGTGAAGCCACGGGCGCACTCAACCGCCAGCGGGCAGAACTGGAACGGTTAAGCAAAAAACAGCAGCAGGTAAACCGCGTTAGCGCCCGCTATCAGGCAGGGAAAGCCGCAACGGCCACGGTTCGCAATACCAGTGCCGCCGGATTGGGTGTAGCTACCGCTGGACTGGTCGCAGAAGCCGCATTTATTGCGCCGGGTGTGCAGTTCGACAAGCAGATGTCAGACACGCAGGCCACGTTAGGGCTGGCGAAAGATGACAAGCAACTGACGGCGATCCGCCAACAGGCGCGAGATATCGGGGCCACCACGGCATTTTCCCCGACGGACGTCGCTCGCACACAATCGGTGTTAGCGAAATCCGGCTTTAACGGTGATGCCATTCTGAAATCGACCGAATCAACGGTAAATCTGGCGCTGGCTTCCGATCTGGACATCGCCGACGCGGCCGACATCATCACCAATATGCAATCGGCGTTTAACATGCCGATAGACGAGATCCAGCGCGTCGCGGACGTGATGACCAAAGGTTTCACCAGCTCTAACAGCAACCTGATGGATTTTGGCGAAGCGATGAAGTACGTCGCGCCAATCGCCGAGGCGGCCGGGGCCAGTATCGAGGACACCACCGCCTTGCTGGGCGTGTTGGCCGATAACGGCATCAAGGGGTCTATGGCCGGTACGGCGGCCAGTGCGATGTTTACCCGTCTGCAAGCACCGGTTGGGCAGGCGGGGGATGCCCTGTCAGAACTGGGGGTAAAAACCAAAGACGGCAAAGGCAACATGCTGCCGATCGAAGACATCCTAAAGAAAATTAACGGCTCGTTTAAAACCAACAAGCTCGGCACCGCACAGCAGGCCGAATACCTGAAAGTCATTTTCGGCGAAGAGGCGATGAAAGGCGCTATCAAGCTGATTGACGCCGCCGGTAACGGCAAGCTGAGCGAAAAACACAACACCGTCACCCAGTCAAAAGGGGCTACGGCCCAGATTGCCCGAGTGAAGGTGGACAACCTCGACGGCGACCTGAAAAACCTGTTTTCCGCATGGGAAGATGTGCGCATTGAGGTGTTCGACGGCCAAAACTCGGCGCTGCGTAAGCTGGCCGTCTCCGCCACTGAATGGCTGACAAAGGTCGGTGCATGGGCTAAAGCCAACCCGGCGTTGGTCGGCACGTTATCAAAGGTCACCGCAGGCGTAACTGCACTGATTGGCGGACTTGCTGCGCTGGGCCTTATCGCATGGCCGGTGATGGCCGGGGTCAATATGTTGATTGCCGGGGCTGGGTTGCTGGGGACGGTATTCACCACGGTAGGCGCAGGTATTGCTGCCGCATTTACCGCCATTTCATGGCCTGTATTAGCCCTGATTGCTGTCGTTGCTGCCGGTGCTTTGCTGATCCGCAAATATTGGGAGCCTATCAGCGCCTTTATCGGTGGCGTAGCCGAAGGGTTTAAAGCGGCTCTGGCTCCGATTACCGCCGCCTTTGAACCGATGAAACCCGTGTTTGACTGGTTTAGCGAGAAGATTAAAGCGGTTTATAACTGGTTTATGGATTTGTTGGCACCGGTGAAATCGACGCAGGCCGAACTACAGAATGCGGCCGAAGTCGGTAAGAAATTTGGGGAAGCCATCGGAAACGCGCTGAACTGGCCTATGCAGGTGCTCGACAAGCTGGGCGGGAAAGTCGGTTGGTTAGCGAAAAAACTCGGGTTTATGAAGGATGAAACCGCAGAGTTAGACAAAGAAGCGGCAAAGAACAACCCTTACGCAACGGGTGCCGGTGGCCGGGGGTATTCACCCAGCGGCGGGCTAGTAAATACCGGCGCATCGCCGGTGATTAAGGCAGTTCCGCCCGTGGGTCGGCCGGACATACTGCCTGCTCCTGTGGTGAATATCTCACCTGCCGTCATCGCCCTGGCACCGCCGGTGATGTTGCCTGCTACCGAGGTCAACACAGGCAGTGTGCCCCCTGTTGCCCCACTGGCACCCCAGCGCTATGCGCCGGTAATGCGAGGGGCATCATCGGCCTATACCGATAACAGTGTGACGCATAACAAATTTGACGTGGTGATCCCCGCAGGGATGAGCCGGGAAGAAACGTTGCAACTACTGAATGAAGCGCAGGCACGCCAAGAACGTTATCGACGTGCACGTGCCCGCAGTTCTATGACCAATTAGGCGCAAATTATTATGATGCTGACGTTAGGATTCTTTGTTTTCATGCTGCAAACGCTGCCGTATCAGTCGCTGAACCGCACAGCGGATTATCGCTGGCCGAGCAATGCCCGCGTGGGCCAGCGCCCGGCGTCGCAGTTCTTGGGGCTGGATGATGAAAAAATTACCTTGTCCGGCGTGCTACTGCCGGAAATTACCGGCGGCAGGTGGTCGCTGTTGACGCTGCAACTGATGGCGGAGCAGGGGCGGGCATGGCCGCTGATTGAGGGCAGCGGGACGATTTACGGCATGTTTGTGATTGAGTCGATATCGGAAAGCCATTCGGATTTTTTTGCCGATGGCAGCCCACGCCGCACGGAATTTACCCTCAATTTAAAGCGAGTTGATGAATCTTTGTCTGTTATGTTTGGCGATTTGCGCCAGCAGGCCGGAGAGCTTTACGGCAAAGCAGGGGCGGCTATGGGCGGGCTATTATCATGATCACCAACGTTGCCATGCCTGCCGGGGCATTGATTGCCCCGGACTTCTCTTTGTCGCTGCAGGAAAAAGACATCACGCAAAACATTCGTAAGCGGCTTATTTCTCTATCACTGACGGATAACCGGGGTTTTGAGGCTGACCAGCTTGATATTGAGCTGGACGACAGCGACGGCCTGATGGTGATGCCGCAGCGTAATGCGGTGCTTGCGTTGTCGCTCGGCTGGAAGGGGGCAGCGCTGACGCCGAAAGGGCTGTTTACCGTGGATGAGGTCGAGCACCACGGGTCACCGGACACATTGACCATTCGCGCCAGAAGTGCGGATTTTCGCGGGTCGCTCAATACCCGTCGGGATGAGTCCTACCATGACACCACGCTGAGCCATATCGTGCAGAAGGTGGCGGCGCGAAATGCGCTTAAAGCCACGCTGGCCGCCGGATTGAGCACTATTAAAGTGAGCCATATTGACCAGACGCAGGAAACTGACGCGGCCTTTCTTACCCGGTTAGCCTCGCTTAATGGCGCGGTGGCCGTGGTGAAGAACGGCAGCCTGCTGTTTATGCGGCCGGGCAACGGCACCACCGTGAATGGCAAGCCACTGCCGGTGTTTACTCTCACCCGACAGGATGGCGATCGGCATAGCTTCAGTATTGCCGATCGGGATGCTTACACCGGGGTGACGGCGAGCTGGCTCAATACCAAGCAGCCAAAGCCGCAGAAAGTGAAGTTGCAGCGCAAACCGAAAGAACAGCATTTACGGGCGCTGCAGCATCCCAACGCCAAGCCGGCCGCCAGAAAAAAACCGGGGAAACCCGTTGAGGAAAAGAAAGGGGAATATCTGGTAGGGGCCGAGGATAACGTGTTTGTGATCCCCAAAGTCTACGCGAATAAGGCCGCCGCCATGCGGGCCGCGCAATCCAAATGGGAAAAGTTGCAACGCGGAGCGGCTGAGTTCTCACTGTCGCTCGCCATGGGGCGTGCCAACATCACCCCGGAAACGCCAGTACGCGTCAGCGGGTTTAAAGCGGTGATCGATGCGCAAGACTGGATAGTGAGTAAAGTCACGCACAGCCTGAGCAATAGCGGCTTTACTACGGCGCTAGAGTTTGAGGTTTTGCTTTCTGATGTGACTTATGAGGTTTCATAAAGTGAATTGTAAATTCACTTAAAGTTTATTTTGTTTCAGATCGTGAGAGGTATTATCGGCGACAACAGAGTTAGTGACGAGGAATTAATCATGTTTCATTGCCCGTTATGCAAAACGGCGGCACATGCCCGTACCAGTCGTTACCTGAGTCAGCATACAAAAGAACGTTACCACCAGTGCCAAAATATCAACTGCGGACACACGTTTAAAACGATGGAGAGTTATGACAGCGCGATTATGACTCCCGGGCAGGTAACGGCAGTGCCACCACATCCTATTGGCGTCAGTATTACAGGGCAACAACAGGTTATGTGGATGTAA